ACTTCCTCAGTTGTGCCAACGATAGGCTCTTGATATGTGATGCCTCCACCTAAATGAAAGGATGACTGTGAACGAATCCAGTAGCCTGAGCCAGACAGTGATTGCTCACCTGGGTCACGGGCATTGTCAAAGCGTTGCGTACGAAACTCTGCAGTCTGACGGCGGAATGGTGTTGCATCTGTAATGCCATAGATAAACGGCATGCCACCAATAGCAACATCAAACTTGTAGGTTGTTGGGTCATAGTATGCAGCGGTGCGACCAGATAGGTCTATGACTACGCGCTCGGATATATCAGGTGGTCTACTTGCCACTATGTCTCCTTAGTTAGAAAAAGTAATTGAGCAGTTTGAATCCGTGCTCAGGGATAGTCTATTTAAGCAGGCAGGTTCGGTGTGGATTGTTCCGCTTGCTCTTGGTCATAGACAGATTTAGGCATTGTTAATTGCGAACCATCTTCGCGTTCAATTAAGACATACTCAATAACGCCTTTAAGTGTTTCAATCTCAAAAGTTATCATAGTTCTGCACTCCATCCGATATAAGAATTAGCGTTGTTTCCGTATGCTTCTGCAACATCTCCAGCGGTTAAAACTGAGGTGCCGTGTGTGTAAGTCACAGTCGTAGTTGTTGGAGTTGCGTAGGTAATTGCCCAAGTTCCAGTATTTACTGTGCCACCTGTTCGCGGAATTGAAACAGTAAGATTTTGAGTAACTAATCCAGTTGGAGTTGTACGGATTTGCACGGGATTGATTAATGTATATCTTACTGATGTTCCCGAATATACCGCACCTGTAGTAAAGAAATTAACGCCTAAGGCATTTTGATAGTAATACCTTTGACAAGCGGCTAATTCTCCTTGGATTGTTGCGCCAGCGCGTGAGAATTGTGTGGCTACTGAACCGACCTCTAGTTGAACACCAGTTACTTCATAATAATCAGCAGCCCCAGCAGTACCGACAGGCACATTACTAAGTTGTAGTCCAACCTCTGTTGCAGTTGCCGCGATTGTTGCCGTATAGGTAAATCGTTGCCAAGTGGTTGTTAATGTTGCGGTGTCACTTATGACATTTGTCGAACCTGTGTAACCTGCTGTAATAACATTTTGGTCTGTTCCAGTGCCACTTCTTAAAAGAACTGAAAGCGCATTTGAAGCAGTTGAATAATTAGCACCTGCTCGCGCATAAAAAGAAAGAGTCACAGTCTTGCCAGCCAAAGGAATTGAGTTGACAGTTTCTAAAGATTGTCCAAGATAAATTGTATTGGTCGCAGTATTTCCGCTATCGCGCTGAACTCTTGCACAATACTGAATAAAAGGCAGATTAGTTGTATCGCCAGTTACTTGTCGGCTAACCGTTGAACCTGCAACCGCCCGATAACCTTGCCAGCGGTCTGAGGTATAAGCGCTAGTCGTCAAGGCAATAGAAGTACCTCGCTGCCAAATGTCGGTACCACCGTTAATAAAAAAGTTACGACCAGCAGCCATTGAACCTTGATAACGCAAGCCTGTTGAAGTGGAACTATCTGCTACGAGTGTCTCGCCATTAGACCCAGCCGCAAGACGGCTAAAGGTATCTGCTCCAGTACCAGCAACAAGGTCACCCTTGGCATCAATAGCGGTAGCCATTGTATTGGTAAGTGTTACATCTCCCGATGTACCACCACCTGTTAATCCTGTACCTGCTGTTACGCCTTGAATGTCAGCAGATGCATTGTCTGCATTTACGCGGGCTTTAGTCATTGGTTACCTCTGGTTCTAGTGCTGCAAGTCTTGCTTCCATCATTGCAGTATTTTCATTTGCTATACCAATTTCGTATAGGTAATCAAGAGTTGGTGCAGTAAATGTTGCTCCATCGTATGTTGACCACATAGCAGGGATAGTTTCTCCTACCCATACAGCATCATCAAAACCCTGCTCTTGCGCTACCGCATCTGCCAATGCCTCATCTTGTGAGGCAAAGACTGCAATGTTTGCAACTCTGTTGTCTTTAAGAAATACATAGTGTTGTTCCATAATTAACTCCAATAAGTAACTCGTGCATAACCTGAACCACCTGCGCCACCTGGAGCACCACCACCACCTGTGCCAGCACCGCCACCGCCACCGCCTGTATTGGCAGTTCCTGCAGTACCTGCGCCATCATTGGCTCCGCCGTTTCCACCGCCTGATGAACCAGTACCAAAAGATGTGCCAAGATTGAGTCCTGCCCCGCCACCTCCGCCGCCTGCAAAACCACTAACGCCTGCACCGCCTTTGCCCGCCCAACCATAGGAAATGCTAATGGAAACACCGCCACCTCCGCCTTGGCTGCCATTTCCACCTGATAGAATATTTGCAGCACTCAGTGCTGAGCCAGCAATTGCGTCTCCACCGCCTTCTCCTGCACCGCCGCCGCCGCCACCAGCGCCACTGCTACTAGCAAAACCACCACCGCCACCGCAGCCGCCTGCTAATCCAGTGGCGTTATGACGACCACCGCCACCTCCAGTTGCCGTGGCTAGTGCACCAAAAGTTGTATTGCCACCGTTACCGCCAGCATTACCACCTGATGCCCCTGCGGTTCCGCCAGCGCCAATGGTTACTGTATATGCAGTATTAGGAACAACTGTTAAAGTTCTTGAAACAATACCACCGCCGCCGCCACCGCCGCAGCCGTGTCCGCTACCTGAGCCACCGCCACCCCCACCGCCACCAGCAACCATAAATAGTTCAATTGTTGTGACATTTGCAGGAGCAGTCCAAGTTCCAGTGGAAGTTATTACATCTACCTTTTGAGTTAATGCTGCTGCGCTTGGCGCAGGAAATACTGATAGACCCATATTAAGATACCTCAATTCCGCTAATGTGGAAGTTAATTGATGTTGCAGATGCTCCACCAGTAATAACATTTGTAGCAGCAAGTACTTGCTTAAGGTCAATGTATACTGTTGTATTTGCTGCAATCGCTGCTGTTGTATGCAGTGCAGTACCAGCAAGTCCTAATGTAAAGGTACCTGCAGTTCCTGCTGTATTAGTCACAGCAATGCTGCTTACGATTGTTGTTGTAGCAGAAGGAACTGTGTAAAGAGTTGTTCCTACTGTAGTTGTTGCTGCTCCACGGAACAGCGCCTTGGTTGTTGTTGGCATTACTTACTCCCTTTCTTAGAGTGCGCCCATTAAAATTAAGGCTAGTTCGTCTGTTAAACTTCCAGGACCATTTGTTCCACTTAGAACTATGTCTCCAGTTGTAGTGATAGTTCCGCTTGCAGTTGTTGTTCCTGTAATTGTTGCATTACTCAGCGTTAAAGCGGTAACTGTTGACACAGTTGTACCAGAAGTAATTGTTGTTGTTCCTAGTGTAGGTGCTGAGTAACCAGCAGCAGGTGTAACCCAAGTTACGCCAAGTGCTGTTGTAGATGCAGCAGTAAGCACTTGACCATCAGTTCCTACTGAAAGTTTACCTGGTGTATCTGCACTGCTTGCTACAATTAAATCACCCTTAGCATCAAGTATGCTATTAGGAATTGCTGTTGCAACATCAAATGCTGTAAAGGTAATAATTTCTAGCACATCACCTGATACTAGCGCTGGGCTTAGTGAGGCAATGCTTGTGCCGTTAGTTGCCGTGTAGTCTTGAGAACGAACAAGCAGTACACCATTAAGGTATACCTGCTCCTTGCCTACCAAATACGATAGCGTTACGCCGTTGTCATCTGGACCAGACTCTGAGGTTTCTCCGCCTGCTGCTGTGTAGCGGTAGCGGAAGATGTCTGCAGTTGAGGAGATACTTCCCCAAGCAGAACCCTTCCAAACATACATAGCATTATCTACTGTATTCCAGTAAAGAGCACCAGTAATAAGTGGGTTACCGTCATTATCCACTGTAGGCGGAGTTGACTTAGAACCTAAGTAACGGTCATCGAACTCATCATAAGTTGTTGCTGCACTTGTTGCCGATGTAGCAGCAGATGCAGCACTTGTCGCTGCAGCAGATGCGGAAGCAGCAGCAGCCGATGTTGAGGCTGCAGCAGATGAAGCAGAAGTTGCAGCAGAGTTAGCGCTAGTCAAAGCAGATGATGCACTGGTTGCCGCAGCGGTAGCAGATGCACTTGCATTAGATGCCTGAGCAATAGCAATAGATGCAGCGCTATCTGCGCTTGTAGCGCTTGTTGCTGCTGCTGTTGCAGATGCTGCTGCACTAGCAGCACTTGTTGCTGCTGCCGTAACAGATGCTGCTGCAGATGTTGCTGATGTTGCTGCAGCCGTTGCGCTTGCAGCAGCGCTAGTTGCACTTGTTGCTGCTGCGCTTGCTGAGTTAGCAGATGCTGTTGCTGATGCTGCAGCGCTTGTAGCGCTGGTAGCAGCAGCAGTTGCAGATGCAGCAGCACTGGTTGCGCTAGTTGCTGCAGCAGTAGCAGAAGCCGCTGCTGAGGTTGCACTTGTAGCAGCAGCACTTGCGCTAGTAGCAGAAGCAGATGCCGATGATGCAGCAGCAGAAGCACTAGCAGCAGCGCTTGTGGCTGAGGTAGCAGCGCTAGTTGCGCTAACAGCAGCAGAGGCTGCGCTGATAGCAGCAGATGTTGCTGAACCAAGGATACTGTCTACATAAATCTTTGGTGTAGCAGATGAGTCAACCATACCTGCGCTAGATAGACCAGTGATGACTGGACTGCCTGAGATAGTAGGGCTGACAAAAGTTGCAGCAGATGCTGTGAATGAACCAGTCAATGTGCTAGTTGAGATAGTAGAACTTGTTACAGTTACAGAAGTAAATGTTCCACCAGTGACAGTAGCAGTTGAAGTTACTGCTCCACTGATAGTAGCGCCATTGATGGTTGGTGTTGTAAGAGTCTTTTGTGTAAGTGTTTGTGCTTTGAGAGTTCCAACGATTACACCATCGCCTGTTGCAATACCATGCACATGTGTCTGGTTTGCCGCATCAAGAATGATTTGGTCAATATCAAAACCACGAGCAGCAATATGGTTTTCTGACTCACGGAAGTCTCGACCTGATACACCATGGCGAACAACTGCTCCTGCGGAGTGTGCTACGCCCTGTGTGCCATCTGCACCACGGTATACGCTAAGTGTTGTACCTGAGCCTGCAAAGACTGTTAGTACTTCTTCCTTAGATGTATCTGGGTCAACGATAAGGGTGTATGGGTAGGAAGTTGGGAAACCGCTGACAGAGCCAACGATGAACGAGGTGTTTGCTGCACCTTGTGCCTGTGCTCCAATAGCACCTGATAGTGCTGTTTCGATTGCGGTTGAGGAGTAGTACCGTGCTGGGGAGCCTGGGTCGCCTGCTGCCATTTTTTAACCTATCTCTGGTAGTGGGAACGGATTGGATGTTGACGGCGTTGGTTGTCCGCCACTTCGTTTAAACGCTGCTGGTAGATGTTGTATAAGAATCTGGAAGCGTTCTGTCCAGAACCTACTGGTCGCACACCATCAATAAAGTCTGCAGATGCAGATTGAGGACCAAGGCGTGAAGGGTCCAAGAATGAAATCATGCGGAAGGCTGCGCCATAGATGACTACATCTTCTGAGTATGAAGGCATGCCAGTTGTTGTCTCATATACATCAGCGCCATTGACCATAAGGGTTGGGCGCTTTGAGTAGAACACATGCACTGTCTGTCCAGGCACAATGCCTGCGTAAACGCTAATGCTACGAGCAGTTGAATAAGCATCTGTATCTGCTGAGCGGTCTAAGTTGTAAGCACGCACTGGCATCCACTCTTTTGTTGGTCCTACTGTTGAGTAGGTAACACTGAGTGCGTTCTGGAAATCTGCAGGCAACTGGTATGTAGTACGGGCTGCAATAAATTTAAAGTCAAAACTGCCAGTAGCAAATACCATTGGGTACATGGCATCAATAGTGTTGTTAATAGCCTTCTTAATTTCATTGCGTGGGAACAATGGTGAGGCTGTTAACTTTGCGTTTTGAGCATGTGTTGCAGCGGTAGTACCACGCTGTCCACGACCCCACGGTGCAAGGGTAAGAGTGTTGGCTACATTGTCTGTGTTATTAACAAATACAATTTCATCATCAATCTGTACATAACCACGACCAATGCCTGATGCATCATAAACATAAAGAGTTGTTGATGTGGTTGTAGCACTGGTGGTAAGCCAAGTGCTTGGCTCAGTGTTTTCTGTGTAGCCATGCAGTACCGCTTCAACGCGGTCTGCTAGTTCATTAAATGTTGAACTCATAGGTCAATGCTCCTTAGGGCTACGACTCCTGATAATCCAGTAGTTCCTGCTAACTCATTGCAGATGGCGTTGTAGTCTTTATAGTCATCTGGCTGGCGTGTTGAATCAGCCTTGTAATTAAGAGCAGCAATAAGACCCAAACCAGATGTGCCAGCCCATGCGTTAGCAGCACCTTGTTCAACTTTGTATGCTGTCATTACTGGGTAGGTTCCACCATTTGCAAGACGATTAAGTTCGTCTGCTAATGAACTTCCTGCTCTACCTGTTGCCATTACTTAGCCTTTCTCCGTGCTGCTGCGTTGTCCACAAGGTTTGGATATGGTCTGCCAGCCTTCTTAGCCGCTGCCTTAGCCTTAGCCTTCTGTGCCGATGTCAACGGTGTTGACTTCTTCTTAGGGTTTGGCTTGTCCCAAAATGCTTTCTTCTTCACCACTTCACCTTGTCTGCCCAGTACGCTGCAGACATCTTTCCTTTGGCAATGTTCTTAGCGTGACGGGCTTTGAATGATGCTTGACGGGCACTTGGCTTTCTATCGCCAGTTACCCCTTGCTGACCAAAACGAATGGTCTTAACTTGGCTACCATCTTTGGCAACCACAACATGTGACTTAGTTGGGTGAGAGGGAGTGCGCTTTGGCTTGTTAAAGCCAGACACTCCCGCTCGTGTCAACCGTAAATCTTTCTTACTTGCCACGCTTCTTAGCGGCTTTCTTCTTAGCCATGCCAGCCTCTGACATAGCAATAGCAACTGCCTGCTTCTTAGACTTAACTACAGGTCCACCCTTGCCAGAGTGTAGAGTTC